ATGGTACGGGAACTACCTTTAAAACAGCGTGTAAAACATGTAATGGTAATGGTGTAAATAAAAAACAAGAATTTGTTGAAGTTGATGTACCATCTGGTATACATAACGGTATGTCATTTGCAATGAGAGGTAAGGGTAACGCAGTAAAAAGTGGAAAAGAAGGTGATTTAATTGTAAACATCATAGAATTACCACACAAAGATTTTGTTAGAAATGGAAATGATTTAAGACTAACATTAAAATTACAGTACCATCAATTAGTCTTAGGTGATAAAGTAGATATTAACACAATAGAAGGGAATGCTATAAGAATACCAATTTCTGAATATAGTAAAATAGGTCAAAATCTTAGAATACCACATAAGGGTATGAAAGAATTAAATACTGGTAAAAGAGGTGATTTAATTGTGAATTTAGATATAGACATGCCATCAAAATTAGATGACGATATTAAAGATGTGATTATCAACTTAAAAGAAGTATGTGAAAAAAAACAAACTGAAAGTTTGTAACATAAGATATAATTTAGTATTTTTGTAAAACAATAACATTATATAAATTTTTAAAACAATGGCAAGATACGAAGAACCATTTGAAGACACAACAGACTTGTATAACAAGTACATTGAAAGAGCTGGGATAACCCAATTCATTAACATCACAGTTTTAACTAACAACAAAGCTAAAGACATTTATAAAGTCAATAAAGCTAATGAGTTGCTTAAATACAGAACGGGTGATGACATTATTATCGTGATAAACGAAAATGTCTTAGACAAGCTAGATGAGGCTGATAAAGAGATGATAATTGAAGAATCTATTTCTTCTATTCATTACAATCTAGAAAAAGACAAAATTGAAATTACAAGACCAGATGTCGTTACATTTAGCGGTATCTTATCTAAACACGGTTTCGATAAATGGAACAGAGTTAGAGAAACAATTAAATTGATTTTTGAATCTGAAAAACAAACCGAAAACGAAACAGCTGAATAATGCTTAGAGAAGATATATCCGAAATAAATCCAGAAGCGTTATTGATTGACGGTTTTGATGAGGCTATTATAGGCATGGCCGAGAGAATAAATCTCGGTCCTGTTGTTGCCTATGACGTACAAACTATTCTTAAAATAATGATTGAGCGAGATGAGATGACTTACGAAGAAGCTATCGAGTATTTTGAGTTCAACATATTAGGCGCATGGGCTGGGGATAATACACCAATTTTTATTAACAAAATAGAAGAATAAATAATGAATTACGCACAAGAATTTAAAGATTACGCAATTAAACACATGGGGATAACCTCATGTCAGTTTCAAGCGTGGGAAGATGTTCAAACTAGAATATACGGACCATCAGCTTCATTAACACCTTATATCTTAGAAGAAAGAGAATTAAGAGTGACCCAAATGGATATTTTTTCCAGACTTATGATGGATAGAATTATTTGGTTAGCTGGTCCTGTAAATGACAGAATGAGCACAGTTGTTCAAGCACAATTAATGTTCTTAGACAATTTAGAAGTAAAAGATGTTACACTACACGTAGACACACCAGGTGGTTCAGTTAAATCTGGTCTATCAATAGTAGATGTTATGAATTATGTTTCATCTGACATTGTAACAGTAAACACTGGTATGGCTGCAAGTATGGGTAGTATCCTTTTAGGTGCTGGTACTAAGGGTAAAAGATTTACTTTACCAAATAGTAGAGTTATGTTACACCAAGTATCAACAGGTGCTTCTGGTAATATTCAAGATATCAGACGTTCAATTGCTGAAGGTGAGAAGTATAATGATAAATTATTCAGCATGCTTGGTGATTTTACCAATAAAACACCAGAGCAAGTTCTTAAAGATGCTGAGCGTGATTTCTGGATGGATGGTGAAGAAGCTTTAGCTTATGGTATTGTTGATGGGATTATTACTAATAAAAAGAAAAAATAATTCAAAATAAACTTGCATTTAGATTATAATGTTAGTATATTTGTAGAGAGGTTTATAATATGCGGTTTTTTTTAATAATTTCCGCATATTTATAAATCACAAGTTCTTAAAAATAATGGGGTTGGTTGGTTTTGATTGGACATAGTCGTAAACTGTAAGCATGTAGTGCTAAATTGGAAGCACTTAAAACTATCTATTAAAAATTGAATTGACAACGATTTTATCGTTTCGGAAAATTTCCTTGACGAAGCCGTAATGGTTTCTAATGGAGAGCTAGCAGTAGTCTAATATTGCAAATGGTGGTAGACCACCTGATTGTGGTAAAAACCACAACATAATGGTAGTCCATTCGCTTTTATTCTTGAGCGTTATCAACAATATATTCCAGCCATGGAAGAGAAATTTTGGATAAACATGTAGAAGGCAATTGAAGAATGTTCAAGACGCGGGTTCGATTCCCGTCAGCTCCGCGAGTACTTTTTTGTACTTTTCTTTAAAAAGATTCAGCAGTAAACTACCAACAATAGCTGAAATAAAAACCCCTAGTAAAAATTTTCTCACTAGGGGTTAACTTTTTAGTGCAATACCTTATCTTTTAGGTGGTTTGCATCCACATCCTTTGTTTTTCATAGTACTAATTAATTAAATGAAGTGTTATAACAATTATAAATATCTAATAAAAATTATTTATTATGTTCTTTAGTAAAAAATATACAGTTACCTTCCTAAATAGTAAATGGGAAATAGTAAAAAATAATATAAAAATGGATATTGTACCACAGAGGGATGAGTATATATACATGGATGATAAATATTATAATGTTTTGAATGTTGTTCATTCAATGGGTAAAAAACATAATATATTGGTCGTTATCGATGAAACAAAACCAAAAGTAAGTTTAGACAAAAAAAAAGATTAAAAAAAACTTGACACGAATAAAAAAACTTAGTATCTTTGTACATATTTATTAAAACACGTTCTTACAATATATATCTAAAAAGATGATTTCTGCAAAACAGACAAAGCAATTAAGAGAGTGGTAGTAACTAATCTACCATATATTAACTAACTAATATTTTTAATATTGGCGTTAATACTAAAAAAAAAATAGGGTGTTGTGAGGGCACTTAAAATCTACTGCCGTGAGCACGCTAATCACGAAAAAACAAAGCGAATCATCATCTTGAGATATCTTATATGGTTAAAGAATCTTTTCAGCAACATTTAAGCCTTTAAAATTGAATTTAAAAAAAAGAGATTCTGACCACATGTGGTAGAAGTTTAGTCTTTATTAATTCGGATGCCAAGCAACTGATTTAATATCTGGTTCGTAGCCAGACTACCACACTAACATAGCGGTTTAGTGTAATTGGTAGCATATCGGACTCATAATCCAATGGCGAGGTTCGAGCCCTTAATCCGCAACTATAAGAATAGTTACAGCAATTAATTTATGGGCAATATAAAAAAAACACTATTCTGAAAAAATAAACCTCCATATACCAATGGAGGTTTTTTTATTAACAAAAAAATAAAAAGGGTTAAAAAACCCTTTTTTTATTTGTATAATATAAACTTATTTAGTATATTTGCATAAATAATTTTAAAAAAAAAATATTATGTCAGAAAAAAGAACATTTAAAGTTTGTGCTACGGAATCATATTGTAGCTACATTATTAGAGAAGACATCACTATTGATGTTAATGATTACTCAGAGTTAGAGGGTATGACCGATGAAGAAATCATAGATTATATTGAATCCAATTCGGAAAGCATGTTTAAAAAAGATGATGAAGAAAATGTTTATTCCTTATGGGATGAAATGATGGAACAAGACATCAGAAGAGATAAAATAACTGGTGAAGAGTTTGGTGTAATCGTTGAAAAGGATGATGAAACAAATTATTAATTACTAGATAATTAAAATTTAATATTATGAAAAATAAATGCATTATAATTGTATTGCTTTGGATTTTATGGGGTGTTGGGATGGATTATCTTTCAGACATGATAATAAGCCGACCAATGAATCAAACAATCCAATTTATGACTATACTGGGTGTTTTAACACTTACAGTATTATTAGTTAGAAAAACATATAACTTTATTACAAACCTTTTAAACAAATAAAAACTATGATTACATTAATTATTATTATTTTATCACTAGTTGTTGCGATATTCACAGCTCTAACAACAAAAGAAAATTTTACAACACAAACAAACTATGGGTCAGAAATAAGAATTGGTAGTTGGCTGACAAAACCGATTATTATTTTTAGTATGGGTCTAATATTAGGATTTCTTCAACCTTATAAATTAGATAGGGTTGATGCTGGTAATGTAGGTGTCAAAGTAAATTTATCTGGGGATGCGCGAGGTGTTTCAAATTATGAATACAAAACTGGTTGGGTTATATTCAATACATGGGCTGAACAACTTTATCAGTTCCCAGTTTTCCAACAAACTATTGGTTATGAAAAACAACAAGTTATAACTAAAGGTGGTTTCCCAGCTACAATTCACCCAAGCTTTAACTATTCGTTAAAACCTGGTGCTGTTGGTGATATGTTTCAGAATTTACGTTTAGATATTAAATCAGTGGAACAAGGTTGGTTACAAACAGCTATTGTGGGTGCTATCAATGATGTTGCTAACAAATGGGAGGTTGATAAAATATTTAACGAAAGAGAACAATTTGAAGCTGCTATTAAAACAGAGTGTAACAAGCGTTTATCTAAATGGTTTACGGTGTCGCAATTAAGAACAAACATTGTTCCACCACAATCATTACAAGAAACTATTATCGCCAAAACCAAAGCGATTCAACAAGCACAAGCTGAGGACCAAAAAGCTCTTACAGCTGAGGCTGAAGCTAGAAAGAAAGTTGCGATTGCTAATGGTGATGCACAGCAAACAATTATCGCAGCTAAAGCACAAGCAGAAGCTATGAGAATTAGAAAACAAGAAATCACTCCAATATACATAGAATACTTAAAATGGATTGACGTAGACCCTAGCACACCAAGAGTACCACAAGTGGTTGGTAGTTCAGCGGTTTTAAATCAACTTAAAAACTAATAAAATGATAAAAAAAAATACCAAGTTTTTATTGATTGGGAATATGAGACATGGTAAGGATAGTTTAGCGGAAATTTGGAGAGATAATTTTGGTTTAACCTTTAAATCATCTTCACAAGCCGCTGCCGATATCTTTCTATATGATACCCTTAAAGATAAGTACGGTTATAAAACACCAGAAGAATGTTTTGAAGATAGGGTGAATCACAGAGCAGAGTGGAAAAATTTAATTTGTGATTATAACAAAGAAGATAGGGCAAAATTAGCCAAGGGTATCTTAGAACATTCTGATTGTTATGTTGGAATGAGAGATAGAGAAGAAATCAATGAATGTATGCGTCAAGGACTGTTTGACATTATTATATGGGTTGATGCGTCTGAACGATTACCATTAGAAGATTCTTCATCCTTTGATATAGATAAAACATGTGCAGATATTATTATAGAAAATAATGGGACTTATGATGAATTTAAGGATAAAGTTTTAAGACTTGGAAGTATTTTGATTTAATAATAATTTAAAGGGGTTTATACCCCTTTTTTTATTTTATGGGGTATTTATAGATATGAAACAAAAGTATAAAACAATTGTATTATCAGACATTCATTTAGGTAGTCAATATTCAAAAGCTAAAGAAGTTGTTAAGTTTTTAAAATCAACAGAATGTGACGTTTTAATTTTAAATGGTGATATAATAGATGGTTGGGCGATAAAAAGAGGTGGTAAATTAACTGTGGACCATATTGATTGTATTCGTTTATTCTTAAAGAAATCTAATAAAACAAAAACATATTGGATAAAAGGAAACCATGATGAGTTTTTATTAGATTTTATACCATTTAAAATAGGTAACATTGAATTATTACAAGAACTTACAATATACGGTAAAAATGGTAAAAAATACTTAGTAACCCACGGTGACATGTTTGATATTTTTGTAAACAAAAT